TAGATGGCACTGTAAAGATAAGCGATCTTAAGTTTAAAGAGTATGGTTGGAAAGAAGTTCCTTACAAACAAATTAAACTTGTAGATGGAATACATTATGCACACCATTTCCCTTCTGGTATTATGGGGTCAGCTATATCTGGAGAAAATATTGGTAGAACTCTCTTGACAAAACACAAAGTTTCTGCTACAGTAGGTCATAGTCACTTGTTAGATTATGCTATATCAACTTTACCTAATGGTAAAAAACTTCATGGGTTATCTGCAGGTTGTTATCTTGCACACCCAGAGCATTTTGCTAGAGATACTCAGCATATGTGGTGGAGTGGTTTAATAGTTAAAAGAGAAGTTAGAGATGGCAATTATAATATAGAGACTATTGATATTAAAACTATTAGGAGAGAATATGGCAGAAAGTAAAAGAGAGATTATGTATAATGGTAATAAATATATTCTAGAGGATGAAGATCATTATACTGTAGATAAAACATTTGAGAATGAACTTACAAATGATAATGTAAATTCACCTTCTCATTATAGACATGGTAAGAAAGAAACTATTGATGTTATACAAGATTGTATGACAGATGATGAATACCATGGGTATTTAAAAGGTAATGTTTTGAAATATGTTGCAAGATATAAATTTAAGGGAGAGCCATTAGAAGATTTACGAAAAGCTAATTGGTATCTTAATAGATTAATAAAGGAGGTTGAGTAATGGGAAGAGTAAAGCAGGCAGTACTAGAAGTAGATGATTTTGTATCTCTATGTGTTCGTGATGGTAGAACATTAAATCAAACTATAAGAGATGCAAGAGAAGAATCTTCTAAAACAGACAATCCCTATCTGGATGACCCAGATTTTGTTGAGGATAAATACTATCAATTTAAAGGAGCATGGTAATGAGAGATCTATTTATAGAAGCATTAAGAAAAAAGTATGAAGCTGATATAAGTATAGCAAAAGCTACTATATCAGTATACATGGATAAATCTGTAGGTATTGGAGAGCACCCGCAGTTTGTAGAAGAAGTGGATAAGCAACTAGATATTATATCTACTGCTGAAGAAAAATTAGAAACATTAACAAAGCATTATCCTACAGATGATGACATACCATTTTAATAGGAGGAAAGATGGAGAAAGATAAGCAAGCAGCCCCCAAAACATATCTTGTAACAGCAGAACAGCTGATGGATATTATGAGATATTTAATGTCAAGACCTTATGGAGAAGTAGTTAAGATTATGAATACTTTATCTGCTTTAACACCATATACACCTAGCACAGGAGAGACCGATGCCAGAAAAAAATGATTTAGATAAATACACAGGAATCTTATTTGAATTAAAGATTGGTCTTAATAAAGATAATGCTATAGTAATTGATTATGGTGGAAAGCCTGTAGCTAAAATAAGAGAAGCACTAAAAGGATATCCTTATCATGGAAATTTATGTGCTGCGGTAATCAATCATGCAAATGCTGTTGGTAAAAAGTTACAAGACGATGTTAAAGTTCTTATACAAAAAATTTAGATATTACTTTTGGCATAACTATATTATGGATAAATTAGAAGGTTATGCTAGTAGATTAAGTAACTGGTTTTGGATTAAGAGATGGGGTGATAGATCACTTTATCAAAGAGTCCAAAAAAAAAGACACCCAGAGTAAATACTCTAAGTGTCTAGTCGTGTTGCCTTGCTGTGGGGAGTCTTTATGGCTCCCCTTTTTTATTTTATACTAACAGTTCCAAGCACGAAGTGCTTTATTAATTCTGCTATTAGGATCATTAGCTGTTTTAGCAGAAGTTAATTTTTTCTTCATACCTTTCATCCTCGCACAAAAGCTAGCACGTCTCTTGTTACCAACCTTTTTGCTAGGTCTTTTTAAATTAGCACCAGTAGTTCTTTTAAAATATTTTCTACCTGCTTCATTTAATCCACCTGATGGGTTCTGATATTTTTTTGCTACCATTATTTTTTCTTAACTGTCATCGCTGCTCTTTTAAACTGTTCGGCAGTAGGTGCACCTTTAGCACCTTTCTTTCTCATCTTACCACCACGTTTTCTTTTAGCATGGATGTTAGCGTATAATCCTTTTCTCATTATGCTTTCTTTTTCTTTTTATTTCTTAACATAGCGAAGTCTTTTTTAGTAAGTTTACCAGCTCCATCCATGTCTAGTTTCTTTCTATTACCTGATACTTTTTTACTTTTATTCATTTTCTTTTTTTTCATCATTTTTCCGTAGTGTCCTGGCATTAGCTGTACCTCCTGTATTTAGCTGTTTTTTTTGCAATCCCTTTCGGTTGCTTCACAAACTGTTTGCCCTTTCTTGTTCCTTGGCGTTTTGCTTTTGTCGTTGCCGCATATTCCGCAGATGATAAGGCTTTGATCGCCTTCTCTGGCAAATATCGTTCCCCAGTCTCCGAAGACTTCTTGCCAGACTTCGTTCTCCATTTTTGTTTTCCCCATGCTTTAAGACTCCTTTGACTTTTTGCAAGTGCCATTATGTTTTTCTCCCTTTTCTTATAGCTTCTTTACCTTTTCTAAATATCGCTGCTACCTGTGTTTTACCCATGACCTTTGCTCTTTGCTCTCCTACAGTTAGGATTTGTATTTTTCTTGCAAATGGTTTAGATATTTTTTTAACTTTTGCAACAGTTTTACGAGCATCAGTAGGAGTCGCAAACTTAATTCTAACAGTATCTTTAGGATTCTCATCGGTATAGAGCCTCCTACCAGAACCTTTAGGCTTTTTTCCCGTTCCTTTTTTTGGATCCGCCATTGATAACTCCTTTTAATGTTTTAGCTTGTTTAGCATGTGTTTTAGATGCTTTTGTCAAACCTTTGATTACTTTTTTAATCTTTTGTTTTTTTAACATTTCCATCTCCTTCTAGCCTGACGAAGACGTGAGTTAGGATCCTTTGCTGCTTTGGGAAATTTTTTCATTTGCCCCGCACTTCTTGCGCAGAATGATTTTCTACGTTTAGCAGCTTTTGATCCTGGTTTCACTTTACCAGTCACAGCTGTTTTTAATTTTGAACCGGGATTTAATCTTCTATAGGCTTTAACACCGGCTCGTGTCATGCCTGCTCCAGACTTTGTAGATCTGAAGTTCTTTTTATTTCTTGGAGGCATAGTGCCTTTAGAAAAATTTTCTCTTACTTGAAAATCGTTTCTCATTAAATTTTAAAACCTTTTAAAAGATTACCGTAATATTTTTTTGAACTTGAGTTACTTAAATTTACTCCACCATATTCGCCCGAGATGCTCGGACCAAAGTATCCACCTGTTGCTGCTTTTTTTCTTTTAGCAAAAGTTGCAGCTCTACTAGGGGTTGGTCCAGTATTTGCCTTGGCTTGTTTTCTCTTTACGGCACCCGCACGTTGCCCTTTGGTCATCCGTCTTGCTTTTGCAATGGGCACGCATTTTGGATAATTTTTTCTTTTTTCTCCACCACTTCGCCCACACTTCGGGTATGAGCCATCTTTTCGCCTGTTCGCAATATCGACCCAATTTTCCTTTACCCATGCTCGTAAACCTTTTTCGGCCATTAGACTTCAACCATAGTGGTCATATCAATCAAACCACCATTAGCCGCCTTTTTACGTTTTCCTTTTTTACCACCAGGTGTAATTTTTCCAGAACAAACTCCTGATGCGTACATATTAGCATAAGCCGAAGGGTAAACTTTAAATTTTCGCTTTGCTGCAGCTTTACCTTTTGGACAAAGTTTTCCCATTATACCTTCTTAGCTAGTTTTTTATTTATTTTTACTTGAACTTTTTCTGGTAACTTAGAAAAGCCTTTTAATTTATTTGGAACTTTACCTTTACCATTTCCATTTGAACCTTTAGCATACATTTTTCTTGTCATACCACCGCCCATTTTTTTCATACGTCCACCACCCATAGCACCACGTCTATTTGTAGTTTGTGTGTTATATCTAGGATTTGCCATTATTTTTTTCCTCCGTTTCTAAATATTTGTGTACCCTTTATACCATAAATACTCGCCACGACAAGGATCCATAAATTTGTGAACCATGACGGCAGCTGCTGAAACTGGTCGAAGAACTCTTTTATCTTTGCAGAGGCGCCCGGATCGTCCGAGAAGACCCCCCAGGCAATCACTAATATCGGGAGCGTTAACACGACCAACACGAACTCGTCTTTCCAGTCCGATTGACGAGCTTCTAATAATTTACCTTGGTATTCGCTCTCACCTCTAGCCATTTTAGAGGCAT